ATCGATACTGCACGAAATCAGTTAATAGAAGGTATTGAAGAAGCACTGGATGCTGATCTAACGAGAGACAGTAATGCTATACACACTGAAACGGTGGAAGTATCAACGGATGAAGGACTACTTGATCCCATTGGTGGGGTTAGGATAGTTGTTCGAGTAACCTACGATTATACAAGGGGTACTACATGATTATGTATCACAAGGGTTCTTCTGATCCAGTTGATGTTCATCCATCAAAGATCGAAGAGATGAAAGCAAAGGGTTGGAAGGCTAAAAAGCCGACCACTCGTAAACCAAAGAAAGCAGAGGTGATTGAAGATGGCGAATCATAAGGGTTCAGAAGGTGTCGTAAAGATCGGAGCAAATACAATCGCAGAGATTCGTGATTGGAGTATTAGTGAATCTGCCGAGATCATTGATGACACTACAATGGGTGACAGTGCGAGAACGAAGAAAGTAGGACTCACTTCTGCTTCTGGTTCTATGACCTGTTATTGGGATGAGACAGACACTAATGGTCAGGAAGCTATGACTATCGGGGCATCTGTAACACTTAACCTCTATCCAGAGGGCAGTGCAAACGCATCAACATATGCTACTGGTACTGTGCTTATCACTGAGGTTGGAGTTACCGCTACCGCAGAGGGGATGGTTGAAAGAACATTCTCCTATGAGGCTAATGGTGCTATCACTTGGGGTGCTGTGTAACTAAATATGAGGCTAGGGGGAATCCCCGAAAAGGAGTAGCCGAACCTCCCTGCCTCGTTCTTTTGTTCGGGTTTCACAATCGGAGAGACAAATGAGTAATCCATATTTGGATGTGATGAAAGATTATTCTGATTCACAAGAAAGAAGATTGATTGAAGTGCCAGAGCTGAAAGACCCAGAAACAGGGGAATCACCACTGATTGTTTACTCAAGCCCTTTTACTATGAATGACAGAAAGAAATTAAATAAAGCATCCGCTGATGATGAATATGAATTTATTGTTAGGGCATTTATTTTGAAGGCTGAGACAAAGGAAGGAAAAAAGATGTTTGATTTGTCAGATAAAATCCATCTGATGAATCTGAATATCCCTAGCATTTTAACAAGTGTTGTGGCTGAGATGGGGAGGATTGAAAGCCCAAACTAAACAACGATCCACAGATGTTTACAATGTATGCACTTGCGGATCGTTTACATAAAACTGTACAGGAACTCGGTGAGATTACCGAGGAAGAGTTTACTGGATGGGTTCAATATCTAGAGATTAGAAGCGAGAGCGAGCATGGCGACAGCAGAAGAAATTAGAATCAGACTCATTGCAAAGGATGAAACAAAGAAAGCCTTTGATTCTATGAACAAGGGTATGGGTCGCACAAAAAAAGCCGCCCTTTCTTTGAGGTCTGCTTTTGCGGCAGTTAGTGCCGTGGCATTAGTTGGCTTTGCGAAGCGATCTATTGAAGCCGCTGATAAGATTGGCAAGACTGCCGATAAATTAGGCATTACCACATCTGCCCTACAAGAGTTCAGATTTGCGGCAGAACAATCTGGCGTATCTACCCAAACCTTTGATATGGCAATGCAACGCTTCACACGAAGAGCGGCAGAAGCGGCAAAGGGTACTGGCGAAGCAAAAGCGGCACTGCAAGAGATGGGGATTCAGCTTGTAGACTCCAATGGTAATATGCGTGACTCATCCGATCTTCTCATGGATGTTGCAGATGCTTTCTCAGGGGTTCAAGATAAATCTGAGCGATTAAGGCTTGCTTTTAAGTTATTCGATTCAGAAGGTGCGGCACTGGTTAATATGCTTGATAGCGGCAAGGCTGGTCTGCAAGCGTTCCGTACTGAGGCAGATGCATTAGGCATTGTCATGGATGAGGGATTGATTCGTAAATCTGAAAAGCTAAACGATCAGATGAACATAATGTCGTCCGTGATAGACGTTAAATTGACAGAGGCATTTATCAACATTGCTCCATTGGTTGATGGATTAACTGAAAAGATTGTTGCTCTCTCCATAGGATATACAACTTTGATGGATGCTTTCTTCAGAAAGCCAGAGGAGATTGCCAGTCTTGAGGCTGTAAAGATCAGGATTGACAGCCTTGCTAAAGAAAGGATGAGCCTCAAGAAACTGCTAAAGGTTGATCCTAGTCATGCAGGCTGGAAAGATCGCATTAAGGCAATAAATGAGGAAATAGAGAAGCTACAAAATAGATCCATTGAGCTATCAAAAGCAGAGGGTCAAAGTGATATTTTAGTGGGTGAAACAACAGGGATAGTTGGAACTAACACAGCAGTAAAAGATACTGTTATGACGTTTAATGAATTAGTTAGATCACTAATAAAGCTAAATCCACAGCACACCAAAGCGATTGGTATCTTTGAGCAACAAGAGAAGGCTCAAAAAGCCATCAATGATACGATCAAGGAATACAATTTAGATGCTGAACAAGCCGCTGTATTGAATGAGTTATTAACCAGTTCCCTGTTAGCAATGGGCAAGGCTGGAAAAGAGTCAGGAGAAGTTACCAAAACAGCATGGGAGGAGGCGGCAGAAGCCATGACTGATTCTATGGCAGATACCATTACTCAAGGCATAAGGGGATTCAAGACCCTTGGAGATGTAGTCACAGACATAGGCGATATGATAGCCAATATGATTATCAAGCAGACTATTGCTAAACCTATTGCTACAGGTATCTCTAACATTATCGGAGACATGGATTTCGGGTTCTCTCATTCTGGCGGCATTGTCGGCAAAGATACTCCAACAAGAGTTAGAAAGTTCCACGGTGGAGGCATAGCAGGTGATGAAGTGCCAGCCATTCTACAGAAGGGTGAGATGGTACTAACCAGAGAACAGCAGAAGGCAGTAGGCAATCAGGTAGCAAATATCACCTTTAATGTTCAAGCATTTGACAGCAGATCATTCCAACAGGGAATGGTAGAAAATAGATCAATCATTGTTGGAGTCATTCAAGATGCCTTCAATAGAAACGGAAGGGCGGTAGCACTAGCATAATGGCATATCCTACTTCACCAACACCTAGCGGTATCAAGATTACAAGCATCTCTCCAACTCTGGTTTCTGTCTCTCATTCATTGAAGCGACAGGTACGCTCCAGAGGCGGTCAGAGGTGGCTTATTGAATTGACCTATCCACCCCTAACTAGAGCCGATTTCGCTCCCCTATGGGCGTTCTCGAACTCTCAGGACGGGCAATACACAACTTTTGACCTAGCACCACCTGTATATGGCTCTACAAGCGGTTCAGCGAGCGGTACAGCACTCGTTGACAACGCATCTGGATACTCGGCTGGAGATTCCACAATCGCTGTAGATGGCTTTACAGGAACACTCAAGGCTGGTGATTTCATTAAGTTTGCAAGTCACGACAAGATATATCAGCTTACGGCAGATGCCACAACCAGCATGACTATTCACCCTAATCTGGTGGCTAGTATTGCAGACGATGAAGTAATAACTTATGACAGTGTTCAGTTTACGGTTGCATTTGCTGACGATAAGCAAGATATGTCGGCAGGGGCAGATGGATTTGTTAGCTATAAGGCTTCATTTGTTGAGGTGGTCTGATGGATAGAGGTTCTACAAATGCGTTTCAGACCGAGGTTGCTAAGTCGGCAAATAAACCGATTCATCTCCTCTCTGTGCATTTTGATAGTCCTACTGGAACTATTTATATGAACGATGGTTATAAGGATATCGTTTATAGTGGCAATACCTATTCAGCGGTTGGTGACTTTCTAGGCTTCTCTGATATTGAGGAAACAGCACAGGTTATCGTTTCTACAGTAACTATTTCCCTTTCTGGCGTAGAGCAGACATGGATCAATCATGTTCTAGCAGAGGATTACATAGATCGTACTGTAAAGATATATACAGCTTTCTTGGATGCTTCTGATGCTTTGATTGCCGACCCTGTTCTGGTCTTTGATGGAAGAATGGATCAGCCTATTATTGCTGAGAATCCAGATAACGGTCAGGCTTCCGTATCAGTAAGAGCCACAAATGCTTGGGTAGATTTTACTCGCAAGACAGGCAGACACACCAACCATGAGGAGCAACAGGTTTGGTTCTCTGGCGACAAAGGCTTTGAGTTCGCTTCTGAGATCGTAACTGATATCAAGTGGGGTAGAGCATGAACCCTGCAATGGAGCAAAAGTTCACAGCATATCTACAGGATCAGATGGGGAAACCATTTGAGTGGGGAGTTAATGATTGCAATACCTTCGTGCTAAACCTTCTGGATCATATGCTGAACACTAAAACTATTCAGCCAATTCTTGATGAGCCATATAACGATGAGCGAACTGCTATCAAGTTTGCAATCACTCATCCCACATTAAGAGAGCATCTATCAGCAATTCTCAAGCCTGTAAAGAAAGGCTTTGCTCAAACGGGTGATTTGATCTTCGTTAGAGATGGAAAATGGGATGCAGGTCATATCTGTATAGGCAATAAAACTATTGCTCCAGACAGAGAGTTAGGTGTAACCCATCTTGAGATGCCTGATGGTGATGTTTATAGGTGGTCACAATGCTAGGTCATTGGCATACTGGATATACAAAGCCACCATTCAAAGAAGCACCAGTTGTTGCCGCAGTAGCGGGAGCAGTAGCATCTAATGCTGTTGGAACATATCTAACAACTACTGTTGGGGGTTTTTGGGCGGGAACTATTGCTGGAATTTCTTATGGAGCAGTAGCAGGGGCAGTAGCAGGAGCAGTTGTCTCTGGAGTAGTTGGTCAAGCATTAGCAGATGAGCCAGAACAACCTGATTTCGGTAGTAATTCTGTTGTCAAAGGATTATTACTTAATAAACAGGCAAATGATGCCGCTATTCCTGTTATCTACGGAAGCAGAAGGATTGGCGGAACAAGGGTACTGCTGGAAACTACAGGAACGGATAACGAATACCTTCATATTGTATTAGCCTTCTCTGAGGGCGAGATTGATTCTATTGAAAATATCTATCTGAATAATGTCGTATCTACAGATAGTCGCTTTACTGGCTTTTTGGACACCTATACTCACACTGGAGCAGACGATCAATCGGCAGATAGTAATCTGGTCTCCAATGTAACTGATTGGACAACTGATCATAGACTGCGTGGTACTGGCTATCTCTATGCAAGACTGAAATACGATCAAGATGCCTATCCATCTGGTGTGCCTACAATCACTGTAGATGTGAAAGGACAGAAAGTCTATGATCCCAGAGACAGCAGTACAGCATGGAGTGAGAACCCTGCTCTCTGCATTAGAGATTATCTAACCAATACCCGATACGGTAGAGGCATTGATACAAGTCTGATTGATGACACTACCTTTAATAGTGCCGCTAATTACTGTGAAGAAAATGTAACTATTGGGGGAGCAACCAAAGATAGATATACCTGTAATGGAGTAGTAAATACTCAGAACGGATCAATGGAAGTTCTAAAGAAGATGCTGACAGCATGTAGAGGCTTCCTGATCTTCTCTGGTGGTAAGTATAAGCTGATTATTGATAAGACCGAGACAGCCTCGTTCACCTTCTCTAAGGATAACATTGTTGGTGGCTGGACTATCGCACTTGGATCAAAGAATACTCAGTTCAATAGAATCAGAGCTAACTTCTTCAATCCATCAAGGGATTGGCAACCAGATATAGCAGTAATTGATTCCTCAACTCTCCGCACTCAGGACAATGGGCTACTGTTAGAAAAAACCATTGATCTACCCTTCACAAACGATATTGATCGGGCGAAGATGATTACCACTATCAATCTCAATCAATCCAGACAGCAGATTACTTGTGAATTTACAGCCACTATTGAAGGATTGAGAGCAGAAGTTGGTGATGTAGTTTATGTCAAACACGCAACACCTGGGTGGGATACGCTTAACTCCAATCAGGGTAAGCTATTCAGAGTTATTGGGATCAAGCTAAAGAATACAGATGAGGTCTCAGTATCTTGTCTGGAATATGATGCGACTGCTTATGACTTCGGCACGATTTCCGCCAGTGATTCAGCACCCAACACCAATCTGCCAGACATGACAACCGCTGTTGCCCCTACAGGTCTTGCTATAGCCGAAAGTCTGTATACGACCACCAATGGATCAGGCGTTAAAGTCAAGGGAACTGTGTCATGGACTGCCTCTGCGGATGTATTTGTCAAGGAATACATTGTTGAGTACAAACTAAATGCCGACAGCACATGGATATTTGAGACCACAACCAGAAGAACCACTGCTGATATTCTTGATCTTGCACCCGGTGACTATGATGTAAGGGTCAAGG